GAAGCCTCCTGGTGACTCCACCCATGCCCCTAATCATGCTCGTAGCATCGGCTAAGTACTCGGCAATTTTGGAACCGAAAAAAGTTGCCGCGCCAATCATCCCCTCGCGCAACATCGTAATCATAGGGCCGACTACTGATTTCAACATATTCCAAAGCCCCTTGCCGATACCTACCCATCCCCGGACAACTGCATTGATAAACTCCATTGCCGCAATTTTAAGCGACTCCGTTGCAATCTTGCCGAGAGTATTGTTCTCAAATATACCCAGGATTGTAGCCAGCCCTTCACGCAGCCCTTCTCCGAAGCGGAGGCCCGACTCTAGCAGCTTCGGGGCCATTGCCTCAAATTTGTCAAGCATCGGCATGATTGCGGGCACAATCCTATCAGCAACGCCTACGAAAAATCCGCGCATTACTTCGCCCGCCCTGCTTAGCTGGGTTGAAGCACGCTCGAACATCTCACTATTTTTTTCTAGCAAGGCTGCTTGTTCACCCATAAGCCCCTCCCTGTCGGCAATCGCGCCGGTCTCAAAAAGTTGAAGCATATCGGCTCCGCGCTGGCCGAAAAGCTCCATTGCGGCGGCTGCTCGCTCACTCGGATTTTCAATTTTTGTGATCGCCTCCCCGATGGCTTCAAGTTGATCCCTCGCTCCCATTTGACCGATTGATTCAACGCTCAATCCTAAGTTTTGAAAGGCTTCAGTGGCTCTAGTGTTGCCCCTTTCGGCGTTTGAAATTGTTTGGCGCAATCGGTTAATCCGTGTATCCAGATTTCCAGCACCGATGCCTGAGTCTTTAAAAGCTCCCTGCAAGATCGCCAAGTTGCCCTCAGTTTCGCCAGTGATGTGTCGTAGGTGGTTTAGTTCGGCGGTGTAATTTACCACGTTTCGCACGCCCGCAGCTATCACCGCTGAAGCGCCACCTATGGCTCCCGCCAATATGCCTATGCTCTTTGCGCCGGTCCTTGCGACTTGTCCCAAGCTTTGGAGATTTTTGTTAAGCGATAACGTGTCTTTTCTTACGGACCTTACGCCCCTCTCAAAACGAGAAGCGTCAAGGCTTATTCTGTTGCGGACTTCTTTGCTCATCGCCATGCCCTTCTAAGCGCCCTGTTTTGTTGGCGCTGGAAATAACGCTGCATATCTCTCTCTTGGTTGCGGTATGCCTTCGCGCTGATACGGTGCTTTGTATCCGCTTCGGGGGCCCCAGGTGTTGAGTTGATTAAATCAATATATCCGCGCCTTATAGCGGCCCTAACGCTGCCCTGCGGGTTGGAAAATTTATTAACCGAGCGCACGCTTGCCCTTGTCCTTCCGGCTCGCTGTGCCGACCACTTGAGCGCCGGGATAAACCCGCTGGCAACATATCCGGCAGCAAATATACGGCGGGCTTTTTCTTGTCGCCGGGTGCGATCACCCCTGCCCCTTGGGAGCATCTTACGGGCACTTGTTGCGCGTATCCGTTTTTGCGTGCTCCTTGCGACGCCCGAGCCTATGCGGTGGAGGGCATAAGCGAATCGGTTGGTTCGATGAATAAGGACTTCTTCGCGCGTTTTTGAAGACTCAAGCTCGTAGCGTTTGAGCGCCTGCTGAAACCCTTTTATGCCGTCTGTCTTAAATTTAATCATCACTTGACTTTGGTTTAGTATCCAAGAAATCAATACTTTTATACCCGTCCATAATGTCTTCCGCAAGTGATTTGCGCCGCAAGGGTAGCCTCACGGTTGCGCCGTTGGATAAAAGAGCACAATGGACGTATTGCAGCCCCCTAGCATAAGGGATGTTGAAGCAAGCCTCCTCCTCTGACATCCCGCAGTATCGCATAAGATTGAAAACGTACTGTGCTAGGTGCGGCGGCGCGTCGCTTTTTTTTTGCGTGATTCACCTTTGCCCTTGGGTGACTTTTCGGCAATTACCTGCGGGGCATTCTCCTGCAATTCTTTTTGCAGACCGATAATCGCATCGAGCAATTCACACAGAAAAACTGTGTCGGCATTTGTCTTGGCCATGTATTCAAAAACCGCATCCCTAAATACTTCGGGCGACTCACTTAACCACTCTTTGATCTGTTCCCTTGTTGCGGTGCAAAGCAAATACCATTGGTATATGTCCTCCTGGTATCGCATTAGAGACTGGATGTCCGCACCGCCTCCCATTGCTTTTTGTTCAGCTTCGGAAAAGCCGACGTAGAACCTGTTGCCCATCTTTCCGAGGATGGCACAAACGGCAGCGGTTGGGCGATTGAGGCGGACTCCTTGGACGGTTGTGTAATTACTGATTTCGTTCATTTTAATAATTCTCGATCATGTTTTTCATTTTTCGCCGAAGGTCTTCACTGGCATCCAGGGGCATCAACACAACGGCATTGTCGTGATCCTCCAATACTCGCCGGGTGTATTGACTAACAAGACCCTCTTCGACTTTTGACTTCACCACCTCGATCATGGTTTGACGGTTTTTTTGAGCTGCGGAAATGTGCTCGATAATCTCAATAATCTCCGGCGGGATGTTTTTTCCCTCTACTGACTCGCCCCCAAAACGCCAAATTTTGAAACAATCAAAGGCGCTTGCTTTGCCCCATTTTGTTTCAGCCGTTGGATTAAAGTGAAACTGATCCGTATGCTGCTTTGTATCCGCATCTATGATACGAATAACGGGTGCGTCTTTGCGAAGGCGGAAGCCTAGAGCATATAGCATTCCTGCAACGTGTACAGATGATGTCTGGAATGTGTTTGTTGGTAATTTTATTTGTTTCATTTTCTTTGATAGGCCGGTTGATTGCCCGCAACCGGCACGGGGTTAGTTGTTAATTTTATTTAGGTTGGCGGGTTCGCAGCAGTGACTTCCGGATACTGTACGGCGGTCACGGTGATCTGGTTGAAATCCTCATTTTCCTTGGAGAATGAAACCGAGGTGGTGATGAGAATACCCGTCGCGGAAATTGCGTTGGCAATGGTGGGCGAAGCCCCTACCGTCGCNTCAGCGAGTCCATCGGTGGTTATGTANCCNTCGATNGTGTGCTCAAANTGTGGATCGTAAACCGANATAGCAACGGTTTTGCCCTCATGGTCNCGNATCATCGCTTGTTCNCTTTGCTGNTCNCCTGAATAGGATTGAGCAATTAAGCCTACTTCTTGGGCTAGTCCCCAGCTTACGTCTGTTTCTCCGAATAAATCTGNCATAGTGTGTAGTGGTTAGGTGGTTACGGGCGCGGTGTNGTCCCTTGCTAAGATTTGAAAAGTGTATTCGATATTTCGTTTAACGTCGTCATATTCTGTTGGCGAACTGGACGGTTCGAGCACGCAGTAAAAATGGATGTTGTCCGTTTTTTCTTTTATCGCTTGGCTTACTTGCGCNCCGGACGGAAGAAAAAAGAGTTGTTCCATCCGAAAATCGTAGTCAACAAGTTCGCTGTCGCTGGTGGCATTCTCGCCTTCTCCTGCTGTTGTTTTAAGCGCAATGGTGCATTCGATTTCTTGGGGTGGGTTGCCGGTGTTTTGGTCTTCAATTCGACGGGAAACCACGTTGCAATTTACGACGATATAAGGCGTTTGCAGCCCCTTTTCATCGCTGATACCTCGGACAACTGCAAAGCCTTCGGGCATCGCATCTGTAATCAGTTTTGCAATACCGGATTCAATTTTGCTGATGATCGAATCACTCATCTAAATTTGAACAGTTNATTTTTAGCAGTGGCGAGCCAGGTATTTTGTTTGCCGATTCAATTTGCATTTTACGGCCTTCGATCTCCAAAAACTTACCCTTTGCCGGGCTTGGCCGGTTGTCAAAATTACTGGCAAGCGTGGTAAGGGTAAGGTCGTAAGTCTCCATAGTACCACCGCCATCCGATCCAAGCTGATAAGTATCCTCATCGCTTGGACCGGGTAGGCAATCGTAATTGTGACGCTCAAAAACAAAAGGGACTCCCGCTTCGCGTAATACTTTGCGAAAGTCCTTTTCTTTTTCTTTTTGGAGCGCCTTGAGTGACATTGGAAAACGGATACTAATTCAGGATCGCAATAGAGGCAGACTCGCCGGTATTGTCGCCCCCGTCATCTTCCACGGCATAGGTTGCCCGGATATGCTGGCGAGTGCTGGATGGCAAGCGAACCTTTACGATTTCAGCATCGCTGCCCTCACCGTCTGCCCCGGAAACGACTATAGGAGCAAGCTCGGAGATGTCGGCAAAGGTAGTGCCGTCTGCCGAGTCTTGCAGCTTTACAGTCAAATCCTTGTCATCGGCAAGGTTCTCTAAGTCGGGGATGGCAATCTCTACCTCAATGCTGCGCAAGGCGGCGGTTCCGGCAGCTCCAAGGTCAATAGAGTTGCCGTTTGCGCTTGCATCCGCAGCGGGTAAGGTAGTGGTTACTTTGAGGGCCGCATCTTGGATACGGGCTTCGGATTTTACGAGTGGATTAGGCATAGCTAAATAATTACGGTGTTATGTTGCAGTGGATTAAGACTCTTCATTCCCGTCATCCGCAATGGAGTCCGTCGCGATAATCGGGATGCCATCGTATTCGGTGGGCAGCGGTGCGATGGCCTCTTGGTTGGGCCGGTTGCGACCTTGCCCGAATAAGGTAACGCTTCGGCTCTTTTGAAGCTGGGAGCGGCTGCGGCGAGACATGAAAATGGCGTCCGGCATATAACCGATCGGGAAGGTCTGGAGAAGGTCAGCCAAGAGCGAATCAGAGAGCGTTTTAGCTGTATCCAGATTAGCGATACGGCGAACGCTGTTTTGATTGACAATTTGCAATCCAATCCAGCCGGTGAGGGCGTTTACGAAAGCGTCGTAGCTGTTGCCGTTAGAGTCATCGACGAGCTGTTCTCGCCAGTCGCCCATCTGGAAGGCATTACCCTGGCCGCCTACGAGGTGAACATCTTGGATTCCCCAGCGAACAGCATAGACGCTACCGCATTTACCAGCTTCGTCCCCGGTGGCGTCGATAACCATATCGTCGCCTTGGGTGGTTTTTTGGCCGAACGGAGTGGACTGCTTTAGTCCGGGAAAGCCTTTTTCATCAGTCACCGTGCCGGTGAAGATTTGCTTGCCAAGGTTACGCATCGCTGATTGAGCAATGCCCATCGCCTCCATCATCTGGAAAGCTGCGGCTCCTCGCTCGTCAGCCAAGGCAACGGCCTTGTCGACTACGATGTTGCCACCGAACACGTAAGTCTGAACCATCCGCTGATCCAGCATGGACTTGGAGGAGGCTTGCCCCTCATTAGCTGTGCGGAAGCCGGTAGTTGGCAATTCAGTACGAACGGCGGTCTTGTATGTGGTCCCGGAGATCGTGCGGAAAGGAAAAATCTCAAGCTCTGGAGAGTACTTTAGAGATTCTTCGATGAGGCCGACAGATTGGTCGTTGCCGGTTAATTTTTGGATGTCAAGAAGTGTGTGTGGCATGATTAGGTTGGTAAGTTGTTATTGGGTGATTGCGTTTATTTGGAAATTTCCAGCTCGCGTGCTTTCACTGCTCGGTCGAATCCGGTGAGCCCCGCAAGCGGGTCGCTGGTTTCGTTTTTTGGACTGTCCGCCAAGGGTGGGGATGATCCAAGCTCGGTTTGCATCGCAACAAATTTGGCGTTGGCACGCTTCTCGATGTCTTGCTCCTTCGCTTCGAGTTCGTCAGCCTTGGTGGTGGCTGCATCTAGCTTGCCTTGCAAGTCTGCACGAGTCTCCTCAAGCAGACTTTCGGCGGCTTCGATGTCGCCTTTCAGCTTCTCGATTTCGGTATCCAGCGATTGGATACGCTCGTCTTTCGCGGAGATGTCAGACTCCAGTCCAGAAATTTTCGTTTCGAGAGATTGCTTTGCATTCATCTCGTTGGTGAGTTGATTTTTTGTTTCCTCAAGTTGTTGCGCTAGGCTCATAGGTGCTTTGGGTTAGGGTTGTGAAGTGCTCGATGGCAGCTTTTAGGTCTTGTGTTAAAAAATCTGAAAATCCTGTATTTACCGAACGGATACCAACAAAAACCTGCCCTTGCAAGTCTTTTTCTGAGATGTGTATCCGTGAAGAGGATACCGCTTCCTTAAATTGCTCGTCAATCGCATCGACGATAGACTGTTTTTCCGCAAGCTGTTCTTCGGTCCATCCATCAATGCCCGCGCCTTTGTATTTACCCGAGCGCATAACAATAAATTTCACCCCCATGCCCTCTTGCAGTTTTGAATCGTCAACAAGGGTGAGATAAGTCCCTACGCTGCCTATCATAGCGGAAGGAGTAACGTAAATCGCATCGGCTGCGACGCCCGCAAAGTAAGCGGCGGAAGCCATCATCTCATCGGTGTATGCCATCACAGGTTTTTTCTCAGTTGCCTGTTTGACGGTGGCAAATAGCTCCGGTGCGCCTATTGCCATGCCGCCGGGTGATCGGATAGATAGGGCGATTCTTTTGACTTCGGGATCGTTAGCGGCGGCATGTATCCAGTTTTTTATTTCGTCCATGTCAGCCATTTCTAAATAATCGCCAAGTACTCCCATGCCTCGCACCATAGGCCCCTCTATAGGGATAACAGCGGTTGCATCAACGGTGTAAGGCTCAGGCATCTTGTTGCCCAGGTACGTGCGCCCAATCATTTTTTTCAGTTCCCCGTCTTTTTCGGCGCAGTCCGGCAACTGGATACCGCTTGCAGCTAGGGATCGTAGGGCACTTGCACCTTCTTCAGTGATGCACAATGGTGTATTCAAAATCTTATTCATCGGCTTTTGCGTTGAGTTCTTCTTCTTCCTGTTCGGCCTCGCTATCCTCATCCTCATCGTCTTCTTCTTGCTCCTGCAAGGTTACGGTAGGGTTATAGAGCAGGCTGCCAAATACCTCCAGCCACTCTTTCCGGGTAATCCCGGCGGATTCGGCTTCGGCTTTTTTGATCTGGTAAAATTTGATTTGATCGCGAATGTGGGTTCGCTCATCACCTCCCCGGTCACGAATATCCTGTATCATCGTTCTTGCGCCGGTGCGAAGCTCCTCCAAGTCAGCACGGCGGTCCCTACCGTAGTCCACAGTCATTCTCGGGGGCAACTGCGGGCGCCACAAGTACCAGTCATTGGGCAGCTCTACCTTGCCCTGGTCATCGACGAGTGCGTCGTTTGCATCTGCGGCAGCAAGTGCATAGACTACGCAGCGAACCCACGGACAGCCCTTGAGCACGCCTTGCCAGTGTTCGACCGTCTTTTGATTTTGCGCCAAGTCCCGCCTTACATTTGCTCCGGTCTGTCCTTTGCTGTTGATGGCCTGCTCGTAGCTCCAGCCAAGCGACCGGAAACATCCGCGCATAATCCGTTCTTCAAAATTTGCTTGATTGGCGCTCGGCCTTGACGTTTCGAGGGCTTTTATATTTCCGCCGTTGATCTTGAAAAATCGAGTCATGCCCGATTGGAAATTTTCAATAAATCTTTTTGGTTTGTTCGGCTCGGGGGCTTTTCCTGCTGCCCTTCTCATCCGATCTTGCAACGTGTCCGGGCCTGCGTCTTCGTTGTGCTCGATCAATCCGATTGCGGATAGCATCCGCTGCGCAGTAAGCTCGTTTGTTCGCCAATCATCAACGTCAAGCAAGTCCAGCACGCAATAAACCAAAGGCGAAATACCGCGCCCTTGAGAAAACCATTCGGGATCAAATACGTGGATAAGACGCCCCGCTGGTATCCACTCGTCAAGCTCCGGGGAGTCACCTAGATAATGATAGGCAACGGCCCTTGAATAGCGGTTGTAAGCTACCCCGTTGCGCTGCGGCAAACCATCAAAGCGCCCTCCGATAACTTGCCCTTTGAAGCTCTCGTCCCATCGGGTTCCTACCCGGTGTGACTCCAAAAACTGGATACTTGGGAAACCGTTTTGATTTGTCAGGTGTAGAAAAAATTCACCGTCACGCAGGAGGGTGATCACCATTGTTCGCAAGTCCGTTTGCATGGTATAAGGTGCCCCGCGAACGTCGCAAACCTTGTACCAGTTTTCTAAATACTTTTCTGCGACCCGCTCAAAACGCGGGTCCGTGCCCTTATATTGAGCTTGCCAGTGATGACCGACAACATTGCTCGCGATGTCCCTAATTGCACCGGATACCGCCGGGAATACGTTGAAAATATGGCGGGTCGAGTTGCGGATTTCTTCAAGGTTTTGACGTGAAAGCCAATCTTTTTGATCCAGCGAAAGCCCAGGGCGGGCTGGGTGCTGCTCATCTACCGTGCTAGCAGGGTAAGGATTGCTTGCCCGTGTGCGCCCGGAAGGGAAAAAACCTCCAATCCAACGGGTTGCTGTCGTAATTACGCTCATCCGGTGGTGCGATTGTACCGGGGCAAAAACCCTGCGGTAGTTTGGTTTGGCGTTATGCGGTCTGCATATTCTTCGGGGTTGATAAGTGCCAATGAATACACAATTTCGTCCAGCCAATCGGCTGCGCTCATCTGTATTTGCTTGTTCACGCTCGACGCGTTATCTGACCATGAGACGATTGACTGCGGGCCGCTATCCATAAGGGCAGCTTGCGCTTCGGCTAGCATGGACTCCATTTGTTCCTCCGAAAACCTACCCCGATATAAAAATCCTCTCCGATACTGCGGCATATCCGCAACTTGCGAAAGTGTAGTTTATTTGTCAATACAAATTCTTAACCTACCCTCGGCTCTGATGGCTTTCGACTCGCAATTCTTCCGGCCTTTGTTCGGGCAATACTCCGACAATCCCCGCAAGGTTCGCCATCATTGCCTGATAGCATTCGCAGACAAATAGGTCATTTCGCTTTTTACGTTGTCTCCAAATTTTCACTACCTGCCCGGTTTTCGGGATCGTGTGATCTACCAGCGCCTCTGCCGTCATGTGATTTTTGTAGTCATCGGAAACGTCTGCCGGGATTTGGAAGTCAAACTCTTCGCTTTCGCGGCAATAATGCAACAAGTCCCTGATCCCTTGCTTGCTATACATCACCAGCGGGATCGGGTATTGCTGCCCGTTGGAATCAGTTGTGAATGCTTTCTGCTCCGGGCTATGCACCTTTCGCCCGCCTCCGTGCTCCTCCGGGTGGCGATAGTATGCCCTGTCTTCGCCCTTAATTGCTATCCATCCATTTTTACCGCATAGCCGGTAAACGTCTATCATCGTCATCCCGTCACCGCTGTCCATGCAGGTAAATACCGGCGCGACTTCGTATTCGGCTAGCAAGTCCTCCAGTTCCTCGTCTGTATTTACGCGGCCTTCCCAGACAAGGGCACTTGCGGTTGTGCTCCAATCACGGATAACTACCCAGTAATGCGGGACATCCCCGCGCTTTGTTTCGCCACGCTGTTTATCGACCGTTGCGAATCTAAAATCTTTGTCAGCCAGCCCTTCGCGCGTTTTCTTTATATTGTCGTTCAAGGTGATTTTATCTTCTTCGGAAAATTCTTCTCGCTGATTGGACCAAAATTCGGCCTCCCGCTTTTGCACAAAATCCTTGAAGAGTGAAATATCACCGTAGCGCATCGCCCGGACCGCGTTGTGAAATTCGCGGATAAGTCCCACCCAAGGTATCCACGGCACGATCAAAGCATTCCATGAACAAGCCTTGTCGGTTCGCAGCGCGTCCGGGTTCATCGACACGTATTCGCCCGTATTTGCAATCTGAATACGCTCTGATGGCGTGTCCTTCATCCGGTGCCCACAATGCTCACACTCGTAGTAACAGTGCTCCGCTATGGCCGTGTAGTTGTACTCGCCGGTTTCGGTGTTTTTGCACCGGCGCAAGGCTTCCTCGTCCTTCGGGTCACAAAGGTGTAGCCCCCCCAGTTTGTCAGGGAAAGTTCTGAATCGTGGCTTTTGCAGCTTTCCACACTTCGGGCATTTCAGATGAAAAACGTGCTGGCTTGACTCTTTCCAAAGCGTGTGTATTTCGTCACCGTCTTCACTCGCCGGACTGATGTTTAGCTCAAAGCTATTCCATGCCGCAGTGACGCGGCCTCGCATATCGGTGAGCGCCCCCGGCTCCCAGTCCTTGGCCTCCTCATTGACCAAGTAGCGCACCGATTTTGATTGCCGTGACTTGACGGCCTTCGCGCCCTGTATCCGAAAATAGAATCCATCTCGGAACTGAATTTCCATCCGGCGCTGTTTGATGTTCGCCGGGGGCAGTCGGTGCTTAATCTGCTTGGCCTGTCTGATCGTTCGCTCAATGCGCTCGTTCCAAAGTGCCTCCGCCTTGCCCTCATCCTCCCAGTTGTAGAGCATGTTGCCCGGGTCGGTCGCCATGCGACGCCCGATGAAAACCTCACCTACTGTGGACTTGGAAGACTGCACGGCTGCGATAAGAGTCAGCCGCCGGACTTCGGGATCGTCCAGAAACTCAAACGGCAAACGAAGCCAAGGAGCAATGTCGATACGGAACCGGGATGAACGCAACGAACCCGGGAGAGAGAACCCTTCTTGCTCTGCCCACTCAAGAGTTGAGCGGCGGTCCGGCTGCGGGATAGAGTCTCTTGCCCATTCGGTGAGCTGTTTGGCT